AACAGTCGTAATTACCGGTCGTGATGTTGGTTTATCTTTCACAGGTGGAACAGATATTCAAGCACAAGCGACAAATGCAGTATTAACAAAAGTTAATGAGCGTCAGGTATATCAGACCCTTGAGGGCGAGGCATACAAGACAACAAACATTTCAGGAACATTCCAGTTGGATATGTTGGCTGATTGGGGCAAGGCAAATTCAGTTTGCGAGGCTTTATGGGCTGCTGCTGAAACTGCACCAGATACAGATATCAGCATGACACTTACAGCTGCATCAGGAGCACAATTTGTGTTTCCAGTAAAGCCAGAGTTTCCAACTGCTGGTGGATCAGGAATTGATGCACAAACTGTTTCCTTTACTTTCACAGTATCAAAGGGCGCAGTAGTAGAATCTTTTAGTTAATATCTAACAACGGGAGCAAAATGAAACTACCAATTACAATTGAATACAGCTCAGGCGAGCAAGCAACTTATATTGCCCAACCGCCTGAGTGGGCGAAATGGGAAAAGCAGACAGGAAATGTCATTGGACAAGCATCCGAGAAGCTGGGTATTTGGGATCTTATGTTTTTGGCTTATCATGCTTATAAGCGTGAGATTGCCGGAAGCAAGCCAGTCAAACCAATGGATATTTGGATGGAAACAGTTGCCGATGTAATAGTCGGTGATGCAGACCCAAAAGCCACAAAGCAGGAAGCCTAAACAGATTATTGGTTGAGTTAGCAATTGCAACTCACATACCAATGAGCGAATGGGTTGATGCGGATGACATATTAACAGCGATCGAAGTATTGGAGGCGAGAAGTGGCAAATGAAACTATCGCATACAATAAAAACGATCTCCGTGATATTTACAAAGCATTCAAACTTATGGATGAGCAAGCAACAGAGGAAGCAAGAAGTCAATCTGCTGCTTTGGCGTATTTTGCATCAGAGGAAATTAAACAGGCAGCTAGGACTAGAAAAAAGGCTGGCAAGGTTGCGGAAAGAATCGCAGACGGCGTTAGCATCTCTAAGTCAAGCAAAATCGGTGAGTTCCGTTATGGCTTTGCAAGACAAAAGTTTTCAGGTGGTGCTACTACGCAAACCCTATGGGGTGGTGTTGAGTTTGGTTCAAATAAGTTCAAACAGTTCCCTACATATTCAGGACGGCAAGGCAGAGGTAGTCGGGGATGGTTTATCTATCCGACCCTTCGCAGAATTCAGCCTGAATTGATTAATAAGTGGGAACAGGCTTTTGATCGCATTATTAAGGAATGGGTCTAATGGCAACCGGTAATAGAACGCTTAAGTTATCAATCCTTGCTGATGTTGATGATCTTAAAAAGAAGTTAGGCGAAGCTGACAAAGCCGTTGAAGGAAACGCAAGTAAGATTTCAGAATTTGGAAAGAAGGCTGCTGCTGCATTTGCGGTTGCTGCTGCCGCTGCCGTTGCCTATGGCACTAAATTAGCCATTGATGGGGTCAAGGCTGCGATAGAGGATGAGCAAGCACAACTTAGATTAGCAAACGCTTTAAAGACTGCCACAGGGGCAACTGATGACCAGATAAAGGCAACTGAGGCAATGATCCTCAAAACATCTTTAGCAACTGGCGTGGCGGACGATCAACTTCGTCCAGCAATGCAAAGGTTGGCGGTAAGCACAAAAGATACTGGTGAAGCACAAAGATTGTTAAGCCTTGCTTTAGATATTAGTAAAGGCAAAGGCATTGAATTAGAAACAGTTGCAAATGCTTTGGGTCGTGCTCAAGATGGCAATACCACAGCTCTTGGCAGATTAGGACTTGGATTATCTAAAGCAGAACTTTCGACTTTATCGTTTACGCAGGTTCAAGAGAAGTTATCTGATCTTTATGGTGGAGCAGCAGCTGCAAATGCCGAAACATTTCAAGGAAAGATTGATCGCTTGAAAGTTGGATTTGATGAAGCAAAAGAAAGCCTTGGAGTTGCTTTATTACCACAGGTTGAAAAGTTTATTGGTTTCTTAAATGAAACAGGCATACCAACTCTAAATGGATTTATTGCAGGATTAACTGGAGATGAAGGATTGACAGCAGCATTAGATGAAAGTCAAAAGGGTGCGCAAACATTTGGATCAGTCATTAAAACAACTGCTGGCATTATTGCTGGATTTATAACATTTGTTAAGGAAGCGGTTGGACTATTAATTGAATTTGCAAATCGAGCAATACAAGCAATCAATTTAATTAAACCCGGAGCAGATATTGGATATATTCCAAACCCATCAGCTTTAACAGGTCAGGCTGGTGGATTTTTAGGAACTGCATCAGGTAGAACATTAAATCCTGCTGGCTCTCCATTTGGTCAGGCTGGTGGCAATACATACAACATTGCCGTATCTGCAATCGATAGTGAAGGTGCTGCAAGAGCCGTTGCAAAGGTATTAAATGACAGTGCATCAAGATCAGTTCCACAGCTCTACAATAACGGCATCAAAGGAAACTGATGACAGTTTGGACACCTGACTGGAAACTGACTGTTGCTGGAGTTGAATACACCAATTTAACAATTAGCGACATAAGTCATCAAGCAGGTCGAACTGATATTTACACTCAGCCCAATCCATCTTATTTGCAATGCACAGTTTTGGCATTGGCTGGACAAACAATTGCTTTTGACATTAATGACAGTTTAAGCCTACAAGTTAAAAACAGCGCGGGAACTTATGTAAATCTATTTGGTGGAGATATAACTGACATTACTGTTGCCGTTGGCGCAACTGGATCAATTGCAACTGTTGTTGAATACACCATTCTAGCGATGGGATCTTTAGTTAAGTTAGCAAAGGAAATCTATAACGGCACAATATCGCAAGATCAAGACGGCGACCAAATTTATGCTTTGCTTTCCAGCGCATTACTTGGAGCATGGAATGATGTGCCAGCAGCTTCAACTTGGGCAGGATATTCTGCAACCGAAACTTGGGCAACTGCATTTAATATCGGGTTAGGCGAGATCGATCAGCCGGGTCTTTACACAATGGAGAACAGAGCAGCTTCTCCTGACACCATTTACAACATTGCTTCACAAATTGCCAATAGTGCATTTGGTTATATTTACGAGGACAGCGAGGGCAACATTGGTTATGCTGATGCTGACCATAGACAAACTTATTTAATTACCAATGGTTATGTTGATCTATCTGCCAATCATGCAATTGCATCAGGATTACGCACAACCACAAAAGCAGCTGATATTCGAAATGACATTTTTATCAATTATGGCAATAACTTTGGCTCTCAAAAAACCGCAACATCCGCTTCATCAATCGCACTTTACGGATATAAGTCCGAGAGTATTCAATCGGTTATTCATTCAGCTGTGGATGCTCAAGAGGTTGCCGATCGGTACATTAGCCTTCGAGCCTTCCCACAACCTATTTTTGACAGCATTACCTTTCCAATCACTAATCCAGAGATGGATGATTCAGATAGAGATAATCTATTAAATATATTTATGGGCTTACCTTTAAACATCCAAAACTTACCAATCCAAATTAATAGTGGCGAGTTTTCGGGGTATGTTGAGGGATGGCGTTGGAGCACAAGGTTTAATGAATTATTCCTGACAATCAACCTTTCGCCTGTCAGCTTTAGTCAAGTGGCAATGCGATGGAATACTGTTCCAATCGTTGAAACATGGCAGACGATAGATCCAACTTTGACATGGGAATACGCTACAATCGTAGCCTGATAATAGGAGAAAAATGGCAACTACTACAAACTATGGCTGGACAACGCCTGACGATACTGCGTTGGTCAAGGATGGCGCAGCGGCAATCCGGACGCTTGGTTCATCTGTTGATACAACAACTAAGAACTTAAACCCATCAACAACTCTTGGCGATATTGAATATCGTTCATCAACAGCCAATACAAATACAAGGCTTGGAATTGGATCAACAGGAAATGTTCTAACTGTTGCTGGTGGCGTGCCAACTTGGGCTGCTCCTGCTGGTGGTGGCAAAGTGTTGCAAGTGGTTCAGGGAACATTAACTGCAAATTTTACTAACAATACTGGCACTCCAACAGACACAGGATTGACTGTTACAATAACTCCATCATCTGCTACAAGCAAAGTTTTAGTTCATTATTATTTTGGAATTCAAATGTTAAGGTCAGGTGCTAATACAGATATTTATATGTTTTCTGAATTATTGCAAGGTGCAACAGTAGTGCATCAAACCCAATGGGGTATTCAAAATTTTGCAAGCAGTTCTGGAAAACAAATGGATGATTCAGTTGGTGCAGTTCATTTAGCATCTCCAGCAACAACTTCTGCAACAACCTATAAAATTAGAATGTTTAACAGCGCATCATCAACTGTGCGTTTAACCGCAGACACAATCAATATTGCATCAATAGTTGCTATGGAAATTGGAGCGTAAAAATGAAACTTACACACAATCAAATTTCTGCATCTTTAACTCATATTAAATCTGGTGCTAAATATGTTATTAGAGATTTAACTATTGAATGGTTAGACGAAAATCAAACAGAACCAACTAAGGCAGAAATTGAAGCAGGATGGGTTGCATATCAAGCAGCAGAAAAAACTGAAGCAAAAGCAACTGCTGAGGCTAAGGCTGCATTACTTGAGCGTTTAGGCATTACTGAGGATGAAGCAAAACTCCTTCTCAGCTGATGAAGCCATTCCTATCTAAGGCAGCTGTTCAATTACGGGAACAAATAGATGATTGCTTCCCAGAGCGTTTGCGTAAATCTGATGGGTGGATTGGTGATGCTAGACATAGCACACGAAAAAGCGATCACAACCCAGATGCAACAGGATGCGTGCGAGCAATTGATATTGACGCTCGGCTTTCTGACGACAAAGGGCTTTCGGCATATCTGGCAGATCAAATTCGATCATTCGGGAAATCCAATGGTCGCATCAGTTATGTAATTCATCAAAGCCGTATTGCATCCCCATTACTTGGATGGCGTTGGCGATCATACAAAGGAAATCCACACTCGCATCATATTCATATTAGTTTCAAAAAAGATCAAGACAACAATTCAGAGTTCTTTAACATCCCACTACTAGGAGGCAACGCATGAAACTATCAAACAAACACAAGGCTGCAATCAAGTCTTATTTAAGAGCCGTGGCTGCTTCCGGCATTACTGTCCTTTTAGCAATCGTTGCTGATATTCGTCCAGAGTTTGCAATCTTGGCTGGTGCGTTAGTTGCACCTATTGCCAAAGCATTAGATCCAAAATCCGGTAAAGAAGCTGATTATGGAATCAATGCGAAATGACAGCAAACGAATGGGTTGGTATCGCCGTTGGCGTATCCGCCATATCAACAAGTTTATTGTTGGGTCTGCGTTGGGTTATTAAATCTTATTTACAAGAATTGAAACCCAATTCTGGAAGTTCGATCAAAGACCAAATTACACGACTTGAACAGCGTGTCGATGATCTGTTTGTTTTAATCTCTAAGCGATAATTTTATTTATGGCGAACACTCGAAAACCTATCAAACGCAAAAAGATCAATCGTCGTGTCGTTCGCCAATCTCCTGAACCTTTAACAAAAATAGATCAGCATTACACCGCATTGCATGAATGTTATAAAGCAGCTCGTAAAGCAGGATTTACACCAGAACACGCATTCTGGTTGATGACCGAGCATAAGACTTTCCCTGATTGGATCGTAGGCGATGGCGGGATTATTCCTTCCATAGATCCAACTGACGATGAGGATGACGATTAAAGCCAATCGTAGGTATTTGATAACACCAGATTTGCAGATTCCACTACATCACCCACAAGCTGTTAAAAACCTCATTCGCATGAGCAAACATGAGAAATTTGATTATGTATTAAATGTTGGTGATGAGTTAGATATGACTTCTCAGAGCCGTTGGGTCAAAAACACCAAACTAGAATTTGCTGAAACTCTTGATGAGGAAAGAACTATCGCTCAAAACATTCTTTACGATTTAGGCACAACAGATATCATTAGATCGAACCATACGGATAGATTATTTACGACCTTGCTTAAAGGTGCTCCATCATTACTTGGATTGCCTGAATTGGTTTATGAGAAATTTATGAATTATTCAGATCTTGGCATTCGTTTCCATAAGAGGGCTTATGAATTTGAAAAAGGCTGGTATCTTGCTCATGGCGATGAAGGGGTTATGTCCAAGCACGCTGGTATAACTGCCCTTAATCTGGCTAAAAAGTGGGGAAACAGCGTAGTTTGTGGGCATACCCATAGGCAGGGTGCTACTAGACACCAAACTGGCTTAAATGGGCGTTATTCAACGATTTGGGGTATCGAAGCCGGTCATCTTATGGACATGAAGAATAAAGCGTCTTACCTAAAATATGCGTCAGCCGATTGGAATATGGGATTTGTCGTGCTTAGTTTTGGCAAGAAAGGCATGAGCGTAGAAGTTGTGCCGGTCAATCATGATGGGTCATTCAGCTACAATAAACGTTCTTATGGGGCGTGAAACAGACTATATCGACCGCACGATTGATGACCATATCGATGATGTTGAGGATATTGGCGTTATCTAATCGTTATAAAACACGCCGAAAGTAATTAACCGCCTGTCCTTGATCTAGGTCATACTTTATGCATCCACAAAAGCTGTGGATATGTAAGGGAGCAACATGACCGCAAAAGATGACATGCTACAACTAGCGTGGATATTTATGGGCTTAGGTATAGGCGCATGGATTATCCATGAAATCAAAGACACCGCATTCCAGAATGGATATTGGAAAGGTCGGGCGCATGGTTGGGATTCACACCGCAGACTGATCAACACCAAAACCAAGTCTGATGAGGTTTTTGACTATGACAAGCAGAACTGAGTTTTTGGATGAGATCGCAACAATCCTCTCAGCTAGAGGATCGGTTTACGGAAGCAGTCAAAGCAATCACGAGCGAATCTCAGAATTGTGGTCTGCTTACTATGGAGATTACATATCGCCAATGCAGGTCAGCATCATGCAACTGCTCGTTAAGGTCAGCAGACTTGCCGAAACTGCAAATCACCAAGATAGTGTTAAAGACATCATTGGTTATGCAGTCATCTACAAAGAATTGCACGACCATTACGACCAAGAGTTTGGAGTAGCTGATGGCATTTAAT